CTAATTACTTAGCCGAGTGCTCTGCCTCGTTTGCAACTAGCGAAACAGCCCTACTATTCCATTTTATTGGAAGAGTAGGCCACTCCCCGTTCCAGAAGAAATTACTCTTCTTTAAGGAGGTGTCAGAACGCAAGCTGTACCCGTCTGAGTGTAATATTTCAGGCAGGCCGTCCGGCATATGGTAGGAGTCATTATTAGAGCCAGATGTATAGGCGATATAAAGACAATACCACATAGGCCACTCTTTATGCGAAACTATGGCAGCTCGAGCTTGAATACCCTTGAAGAGGTATCCGTCCCATTCTGGGAACTCGGGATGTCGACTTGGCACTGCGACGTCGAAGTCACAGTGGAGTCCAATGTCGCCGGAACCGAGAGGTACGCAGTACCTTCGGGATTTCGGAATACGAGAAATGCAATAAGCATGCAAGTCACCAAGACGGCGAAGACGATCAGAAGAACGATCGCCATCACCACAAAGTGCCATGTATCTTGAAGCGATCTCGAGGACCGAATTTGCGACATAGTAAGTCTCGTAAAAAGAGGAAACCTTCTTTTTTAGAAGGATCGGACGAACGTTAAGTCCCAAGAACCAGTCGGTGCCACAACTCTCGTAGAAGACCCCTTCACTGAAGGACTTCTCCGTGTTAATTGTGAAGCCACAGAACTGGCAGACCTTGAGGAAAAGGTCAAACGCTGCTTTAGGGATGATTACATCATCCCCGTACACTGAGAGATCAGAGCCGGTCTCGTAAAGAATACCAAGGTATTCGCAGCAAGAAACGGCAAGAGCATAAAAGATCGTGCTCTCGAGCTCGAATGTGTACGCATTGCCCATGCTGGTAAACTTGTGAAAGTCGTACCAGTTCCCCTCTGTTGTGTACGAGGGGCAACGGGCAACGTCGAGGAACTCAAACCAATCGATCGGTAAGAGCTCCAAGACAAGCATATAACTGATCGTATCGCTTGCTGATGCAAAATCAACGGTACAGAGTTGTTGACGGAGGGCTCGCTCAGCGAGCTTTTGGTTAATACTCTGGTCCCTTAGATTAACGCCGAAGCGCCGGAGACGATTAGATATATGAGATCCAACGCCTTTCTGATAGAGACCGTTTAAAAGCGGCTCGATACAGATAGAGCGTTGAGTCTTAGCGTCCTTTGGGACAAAGTGCAGCTTCGACCCAGGCACGACTGAAACGTCGTGGGTTCCCTCCGGGATCCAACCTGGAAATTCTTCAAGGAAATCTTGAAGAGTCGAAGTGAAAGCGGAAGCACACTCGAGTGGCGAGCTCATTTTTCTGAAGGCGGAGGTATCTCCGCCGACGCTAAAACAAGCTCCAGGGCCGAATTTAAAATTCAAATCCTCAAACTTCGGAACTTCTCCAAGGATAGAAGCAATTTTACGCTGAGCAAAGTAAAGAACTTTGTCAACGTCGGAAGGAGGTTGGAATTCCTCCAAACCGAGCTTCCATCCGCGGATACGATCGTTAGTAAGAGAACACTGAATTTCCGCTTCGAGGAACTTCGAGATAGCAGCGCGTTTAGTATTAATCTTAGTATCCAAGTATGGGTACTTTGAAAAGAACTTAACGCTCTGATAGTCAAGAAAGAACTCATCTGCGGTTCGGTAGTCCGAAGGACTGATCTTCTTAGAAACGAGTTGTCCGAACTCCTTATACTTGCTAAGCAAGTAACAGGAGAGGGACACAGGCGTATCTAAGGATTCCCAGAGTCGTTGGGCCACGTCGATTGCTGGGAGGGCCGTGCGGCCCTCCCTTTTCCGGTGCATGCGCATAGGAAATCCCTAATAAGGCGAATGAGAAAGATCTTTAAGGAAGGAAGAAACTGCTTAATAAGCAGTTTCATACTTTTCAAAAAGATCGGTCACGAACGCGTTCGACATCAGCTGAAGGAGGTACTTCTGGAGGTCCTTGCGGTCCTGCAGAGAGCAGCGCTCCGGCAGCGTGATGACGAGCTCGGCAACAGGACGATACGAGACAGTCGGAGCCGGCGCAATGCCGGAGACGGTCGAGTTCGTCACGTTCTCGAGCTTAGGGGTTTCAACCTTAAGCATGAGCTTGAGGTTGCGAGCACCGGTGGCACCGTTACCGGTCGGACGCTGGACTTTCATCGACAACTTATTGTAGCCGATGTATTGTCCAGCCGAACGGTCCTCCCAATGCGCCTCACCCATAGGGGTGAGAGCAGGGGCGAAGGTGTGAGCAACCGGGGTGGCCTGAGCGTCATTCAGGACGATATTGGCGATATTAGCCATTGTGTACCTATGCAGGTTGAGGTTGGTGGGTTCATTCCCGCCAGCGGAACCCTTGTCAACGGAGTTGACTAAGTAGGGCCATCCCTGAAGCAAGTTGAGAATGACTCAACGAGAGATCTGGGATGATGAAGGTGAAGTCGGGATAGGATGAAAGGACCTTACGGTCCTTAATCGTCTCCCTAGTAGTGGCGTAAGTTTTCCAACCGGGATTGCCCTGAATGGTGGTCGCTTGATAGCAACCGCCTTCAGCTTTAACGTACGTGTAACCCTTAAAGGACGAAAGTCCGAGAGGGGGAACAACGGAACGTAAGGCCTCCCCGATGGGAAGAAACCAATCGACGACGAAAGAGAAGGGGATTAACTCCCAACCGATCGAAAGTGGATTGGTGACGCCGATCTGGTCGAGGGAAAAAGTCAAAGGGTTATCGACAAAGTAATGTAACTTTGCGGAACCCTTAACCTTGCCCGAACCATATCCCTCAGCCGTTCCAAACGGGTTCTTTACTAAAGAACCAGGGACGGAGTAAGACAAAGAACCATGGGTGGTTAACCAACCAATCCACGGTGATTTGTCACGAGTGAGGACTTCACAAGCGCCGTACACATCGCTCATGAGCGGCTTAACGCCATAGGTAAAACCGAGCCACGCATCCGCTGCACTTTTATCGACGTCAGAAAGACGACGATTAGATCTGCCTGTAACTACACGAAGAGCTCGACCAAAGTCGAACTTGCGTACAGAACGGTACAAATCAGCAGTTTTCTTCATGGCGCTGACAGTGAGGCTCGCCGTCTGGCGATACTCACCGAGAGAAACCCCAAGATCAATCGGGGAATCTCTTATCGAGGATATCAGCTTGTTTCGCAGTATAGCATGGGCTTCAGAAAGAGAGTGAAATCTCGGTCCTTGAGTGCCACCTGCCTGAAGGGTGTAAAAACCCGACAGAAGAGTAGCGTAAAAGGTCTGAATCCCTGCAGCATCCCGCTCAGTGGCTAACCCGTTATAGGTAAGCTGCTCAGGGGATTTCCCATCGACTCGGTACCAGAAGTAATCCGTTATCGGAAGACGCTGGCCCGAGGCTTTGAGAGAGTGAAA